TTGTTTAAGGCTGGAGCCAGTCTGAGTGTGGAGGGCGCAGCTGCCCCGATTGGTCTGGCTATAATGGTGAGCATCGCCATCGTTGCGCCTGAGCAGGATCGGTGGCAGCAGTGGGAGGCGAAAGTTCAACAGGAAAAATCAGTGATGATCGGTATGCCAATCGAAATTGGCGTTCAAGAAAAAGAAGAGATGGTGCGGATGGGGAGACTTGAACTCCCATCAGTTATTTTAAAATCAAAGCCTTACGCATCATTGCTGACAGAATCCTGACTATGCTGACCAAACATTTCGACAGCACGCATTCCAAGTTCCGGTGAGTCATTGGGAATCCAGCGAGCGTAGGTGCGTGCCGTGAACACCACATCCCGGTGTCCCATTTGCCGACTCACCCAAGCAAGCGGCTCTCCTGCCGAGAGCATCATCGATCCGAACGTGTGACGAGCCTGGTACAGCCTTCGATAGCGTACGCCAGCCCTCAGCAATGCAGGACGCCAGATCTTCTCCCTGATGTCGGTATCACCTGAAAACGGTTTCTGGCTTCGTGGCCACAGGAAAATACGTCCTGAGGGATGCATGAAGGTCGCTGCCTTCTGCTGTTTGAGCGCTTCAGCTGCTGGGGGGAGCAGGCTGATGACACGCCGGCCAGCATTGGTCTTGGTGTCCTCTATCTCGCCCCGGGCCGCGGCTGTGATCGATTTCGTGACATGGATCTCCATACGCTGCCAGTCGATGTCACCCCATTCGAGCGCGATGTACTCGCTCGGGCGCATGCCGGTCCAGAAGGCAAACTGAATTAGCGGCCGTGATTCCGGTCTGAGAGCACCGAGGATCGCGGACTGCTCCTCTCGAGTGAACGGATCCGGGCCCGTATTCGCCGGCGCCTCGTTGCGCCGATAGTGCCATCCGTGTAGTGGGTTGGTCTGGAGCAGGTCATCGTGCACTGCATCGGTCAGCGCTGAACGCAGCACGGTCTGGATATTGCTCATCCGTTTATTGCCAACCGTCAATCCGGACAGCCAATCACGCACTTTCGGTCGAGATACTTCAGGCAGCAGGAGATGCCCCAGTTTCGGCACGATCAGGCGTTCAACGATCGTTTTGTAGGTTCGGTAGGATGACGCCTTGAGAGTAGGGCGCTTGTGCTCGAGCCATTGGGCCAGATAGTTATCGAGCCGATCGCTCCTGATGAATTTATGGGCATTCTTGCTGGCGGGGAATGTGACCGAGTAATCGAATGTCCCGTCTTCAATCGCGGCAATCACCGCAGCGCGGTGGCGTGCCGCTCGCTTCAGGTTAGAGGTGGTGGGCTTGAGTTTGAGCCGTTCCCGGCACCGCGTCCCCTGGTAGTAGAAGTCGATTTCGATGGTGCTGGCCGACGCTGACCGTACTCCTTCCGGCTCTCGACCCATTCTTCAAAGCCCCTGATTGATATGAGTATGTTGCCGTCTGGCGCACGTCGGTACTCGAACCCCTCGCGCCAGACTCCTCGATTGATTTTCGTCCGAATCGCTTCTTCCGTATACCCGGTCAGCTCTTCAAAGCGTCGGATCCGCACATAATCCATATCATCCCCCACGCAATCTTTTGCGCTGCTGCCGTTCCCATTCCTGACCTTCCTCAATCCTGCGCTGGCGGTGCGCCTGGACCGCTTCCTGCACGCCGGGCGTTTGCCAGAGCCGATAAAGCCGATCTCGTTGCCGGTCTCGCTGGCGGCGCATCATCGGTAATAGCTCTCGGAGCTCGAGCGGCTCGCCATCCTCACCGACGAGCCCGGTGCCATCGCAGTTGGCGCAGGGCCCGGTGCTGAACATGCCGGACCACTCGCCGCTGCCATTACAGACGGTGCAGGGCGCGGTGGCCGGCTCCTGCCAGTGCAGCGATCTACTCTTTGCCATCCAGCGCGACCGTATTCCGATACTCAATGATCGCGGCCAGCGTGATTTCGCCGCCTACCTCGGTCAGGCTGTCGATGAGCTCATCAAGCGCATCTTGGCGTGCGGCTTTGCGCTCGGCGGTTACTGACGAAGCAAGCTCCTGCAGCGCTTGATAGGCTGCCCGCGCCGCTTGCTCAGAGCTCTGATATGAAATCCGCCAGGCGTGGTAGTCATGCGTCATGCCTCAGCTCCTTCTATTTCGTTGACCCAACGCTGGCAGGGCGATGTGCTGGCGGCAGATGCGTTCCGGATTGTCTCGATTGATGCGTTGCGATAACTGGCGTCATCCAGCACTGCGGTGAGGGCGGTCAGCGATTCAAAAGCGCCGCTGGTCTGCTCGACACGCTGCGCGGCGTGCTCGAGCTGGATGATGCGATAGGACAGCCGGTCGTCGACGCTGGCCAAACGAGCGGCAGTACGCGCATGAGACTCTCGCTCAAACTGCAGGCGGCGCTCGAGCGAGCCGATGCCGTCACGACCGGTAGAGCCGGCGGTGATCCGGCTCATTTCGTTGACAAACTGGTCGATCGAGTAGCTGTCGATGCCTGCCAGCAGCTGGGTCAGTGCCGATCGGGCAAAATCGCGCCCGAATGTTTCTCCCGGCTGAGCGCTGGTCGTGAAGAGGTCATGAGTATCAGTCATTACCGATTTCCTCTTGCGCCTTAGCCCATGCCTGCTGGACTGCGGCAAACTGCTCGCTGCTGCCACCATGATCCGGGTGCGCCCGTTTGATGGCGCGTCGGTATGCCTGACGGATCTCGTCCAGATCATTGCTGTTTGTGCTCAGCACTTCGCGCCAGAGTGCCCGGCCGGATGCCTCCGGTGAGGCCAGCTGGGCGAATCCGGTGAATGCTGCCTGCATCAGCTGGGCATCGTGTCGCTCGAGTGTCCGGAGCGATTCAAGACAGTCGGCGACCGCGGCTATATTGTCGGCAACGCGGGTATAGACATCGCACGGGATGCATTGCTGGCGGCCGTCGAGCTTGAAGTAGACCGCCACGCCCGGGTCTGTCGGCTCACGCTGGCCCGAGCGGGGCATACCGTCATTGCGCAGTGACAGGTTGGTACTGAGCACGATGGTGTCACTGGGTACGCGATACGGCTGGCCGGGTTTTGTGAAGCGGTCGAGCACTTCGATAACCCGGCCGCGTGCCTCGGAGACGCTCAGTTCCTGCAATCCCCAGCCGCTCGCATTGCGTTTCCCGAACCGACCGCGTTTGCGATCCTCGGCAAGCGTTCGCGATTTACCCATCGGCCAGCAAAGCGGGCTGGCGGTGATCGATTCAGCCATGGGTTTCCTCCATGAAGTGCCCGGCGGCTGCGGCAACGCCCAGTGCCGCGAAGATCCACAGCGACATGACACTGCTCCCAGCGAGATACCAGATCAGGACTGTCACGCGTCACCTCCAAAGCGATCGCCTCTATCGAGCGGCCGAACCGATAGCGCGCGAGAGGGGTACAGAACGCGGCCAGACTCATGACGGACCGGTGCTGCCTGCTCTCGGCAGTACCTGACAGCGCTGCTTTCTGCGTGGTCCAGCCCCGTAGCTCTGACGTAAACAGTGCGACGCTTGACGATCTTTCGACCTGTCAGCCGATAGCCGACCACAACCGCATACGGCCACGGCCTTTCCGGATCGCCATGGAGTGGGTGGTTGGCGCTTAATCCCTGAAATGTGCTCATGTCTTTCTCCCTGCGCTTTTCTTCTGCCCCGCGCCTCAAAAGGGCCCGGCCGGAGCCGGGCAACGCAGGGAACTACCCCGTTGGGGCTGACGCGCCATCACGAACGCATCGGTAGTGGTTGAAAACTGGCGTCGGTCCCCACTCCGATGAGCTCGTATGAGTCCATCGGGCTGCTCTGTCGGCCACGGCGCAGCAACCGTGTATGTGGGTGCGTGAACCCTGCCTTGACGTTTACTCACCTGCTGCGCGCTCACCCGAGGATTGGTGGGGTCATAGCTAACGTGCCGGCATCGCGAACGCCCACGCTTACGCATCGTCTTGCTGTCTCAGCTGGTGACGGGCTATCAAGCATGACGCTTCTCCGAGTCTCATGCCGTTCGGCGTGATTCCGGCCCTCGCTTCGAGTGCATACGAAGCTGCGCTAATCAGCTGGCACGCCTGTCGGCGCTCTTCATCACTGAATTGTTCAAGAACACCACTGATCTCGCGGTGGTAGCCGGCCGCATCGATTACGGTCATATGGCTGCTGTCGATCAGCATCCGGGCAAGCTGCGCGCCGCGTGCGGCGGTCTGGTGGTCGATGTTCATGCCGCCACCTGCTGGATCTGAACGGGGCGTTCGACCATGGCGAGCTGCCCGCGGACTGAGGTGAGACGCCAGCCGTAGCGCTCGGCGATTGCAGGCAGAGCGCTGACCAATGTCTGGCGGTGCAGGCGCTTCCGGCCATACGGAGTCAGGATGATGGTGTCAGTCGGGTAATGGCGCATCACGCAACCCTCGGCTTGTCGGTGTGCGACATATCGCGCTGGGCCAGCCAGGCTCGTTCACGTCTGCAGCTGGTGGCCAGTTCGTTCTGGCGCCGCTTGTAGTTGATCGCCGCATGCAGAAGTTCTTCGAGCGCTGCGCCGATCACGATCATCCCGATGATCAGCAGGGCGCCCAGGGCGTAAACGATGATCGGATTCATGCTGCTGCCTCCTGACGCATGTCATAGAACTCCTGCACGGCGCTATCGCGATTGCCCTGCCGGCGGTGCCACGCCTCGAATGAAGCGAAAGCGTCGTAATCGATGTCGGAAAGGTTCATTGAGTCGACGCGGTTGCCGGCACTGGTGTTCAGAATCAGGCGCACGGCGCCGGAGCGGGTTTCGTATTGATCGATATGCATCACGCGGTCTCCCTGTTCGAGCGGACCGACCGGACCAGCTCATGCCGTGTATTGCGTGGCTGACGAACGCGGTACAGGTTTTGCTGTTGTCCGCTCATTACCGTCGCGAACATGAGCAGCAGGCAGAGCGGGGCAATCCAGCCGCGTCGCATGGCCTCGGCAACTGCGCCAGCGCTTCTCCAAACCGCCAGCTTCAGATATGCGCTCTGCAGGCGGTTGGTGACCGTCGCTGGATTCACGCCGTTTGCCCGGGCGATCTCCTTGTGTGTCATGCCGGAAGCAACGCCCATGAGGTACAGCGCTTCGCGAGGTGCCAGGCGGACGCCGTCGCGCTCTGTGATGTCGGCCTTCCAGTGCCCGAATGTGATCGTTTTCTGTTCTGTACTTTCCATCGCCATCAGTCCCCTGCGGTGGGTTTGATGTTTAGAAAAGTATACTTCGCTAAACGCGGAGTCAAGAGTTTAATTCAGAAAACTAAACATTCTGGGTGAAGAAAACCCGCCGTGGAGGCGGGCCGATGTCAATGCTTTTCGAGAGGCTTAAATGTCGCCGTCGTACATGTGCGCTACGTAGCGACCGATAATGCGAATGAACTGGAGGTCATCGCCCTGGATTATCTCATCCGGGTGAGCGGTCTTGTCAGGATTGTCTGACCGCAATATCAGCGATCCATCGAACCGCTTATAGAGCCTTTTGATCTTCACTTCATCGCCATACCCGATGGCATAGACTTTCCCGTCATCGACTTCGTTATGACGTGTATCGATCGTGACCGAGGCGCCGTCCGGAAGAGTTGGGGACATGCTTGCCCCCTTCACGGTGGCGGTGATCAGCTTCTTGGGATCAAGGTGGTGCTGGCGAACCCAGCCAATGCGGTATGCGTTGCCCTGATCTTTCAACTCCTCATGGAACACAAGCTCTCCTGTGCCCGCAGACAGCTTCACGTCAACGCGAGGAACAATGACGTATTCGCCATCTGGCAGGTCTTCCGGTGCATCCCATACGTACACGGGCCGGTTTTCCTGAACGGAGAGATTTTCACCCTGCCTGGGTAGGTCCGTGTATTTCGGGTATGCAGCATTTTCACTATCCCCGTAGAGCAACCATCGCTCAGATACACGCAACTTATCGGCAACCTGGATCAGAGTTTCACCCTTTGGACGAGTTAGCCCTGATTCCCACTGGCTGACAGTTCCCTTTGTCTTGCCCACGGCTTCGCCCAACTGGGGCTGCGTGAGCCCCAGCTCAATCCGGCGTTCGCGTATTCGGTTACCAATATGCTTTTCCATGTTTAGCAGTCTAAACAGAGTGTGGTTTAGATTCTTGATCTTTGACGGTATAGAGCACTAAACTCCCCGGACACGACAGGAGATCCCAATGACCAAACAGGACGTGATCGATCATTACGGGTCGGTAACAGAGACGGCTCGAGCGTTGGGGCGCTCGAAAGGGGCCGTGAGTCAGTGGCCGCCGATTCTCCCGATCAACCTTCAGTACGAAATCGAAGGCCGTACCAGCGGCAAGCTTCGTGCTGACGTCATGAACGATACCGCTCCTGAGGCTGTGGCGCAGCGGGGCTGATCTTACTGTTTGTTCATACAGTTTCCGGAGGGGCGGGAGCATGAGGAATTTTGAAGGCTGGCAGACACCGGACATCCGGGAAGCAGCGTCACGCGCATCAGAGCAAACGGCACGGGCTATTGAGCTGGGTGACAAGCTGGCGGCCGATCGTGCATCAGCGGAATACCACGCAGCCCAGGCCGAGTGTCTGCGCCGCCGGCGAATGACAACCGCCGATCCGGTGGTGCATGCGCGCTGCACCGATTCGCTGAACTGGCACGTCGCCCAGGCGCGTCTGGCCGAGAGCCGGGCGCTTGGCATCGAAGTGACTGAAGGGGTGGTGGCATGAACCTTTACTGCTTCGCAGTTCTCTTCGAGCGCCATTACGGAAACCAGCTTCAAACGAAGCTGAGCTCTGGCTGTACCACCGGAACTGATCCCGAGCAGGTGAAAGGCTGGGTTTTCTCCAATGCAGAGAAAGAGGGGGAGTTGGGTGAGTGGGCAATCCGAAATCTTCAGGTTACCCAGATCGGTGATCGCGCTACAGCAATTGCATTCCAGGAATGGAAAGCACGTCAGGAAGGTGCGTGATGAGCAACGAACGTGCATTTCGCGGGGTCTGGATACCCGCTGAAATCTGGTTATCCCGTGAGCTGTCGCTACAGGAAAAGGTGATGCTGGTGGAGATCGACAGTCTCCAGCATCCGGATCGCGGCTGCTTTAAATCGAATAGCAAGCTGGCGGAGTTTTTCGGCCTCTCTGCATCCCGTGTCTCCGAAATCATCTCATCACTGGCGCGCAAGGGCTTCATCAGCATCAAGACCATCCGCGATGGCAAGCGGATTGTAGAGCGCCGGATCTATATGGCTGACCCATTCGAAAAACCGAATGGGGGTACTCGGAATCCCGAAGAGGGTATTCAGGATTCCGAAGGGGGTATTCGAAATCCCGAAGAGGGGTATTCGGGATCCCAGGAAGAGAGGGGTTCAGGGTTTAGGGGTTCAGTAGAGAACTCTCTCTCTGACGCAAGCGCAGCAGATGCTGATCAATCCGGCTCCGCTGACATCTTCGACCGTGCCCAACAGCTCGACGACAGCGGCGATCAGCTGACGACCGGTGCCCGTCAGTTCCGAATGACCCTCGACTGGCAGCCCGACTCAGCCCTCTGGCAGGCCGAGTGTCAGCGTCGCGGTTTGTCCTCCGATACCGGATACAGCGCATCCGAGCTGGCGGACTTCACTGCCCATCACACCGACACCGGTCGCCGCTACGGCAATCACGCCTGGACATCGAAGTTTGTCCGCTGGGTGCAGGAAAACCGCAAGCGTGAATCCGCACGCCAGAGCCAGAAGCCAGCCAACAATCAGACCTCCGGAGGTAGCCATGCACCTCGCAGCCAACGTCCTCGACAGTATCAATCCGCAGCAGAAGCACGCCGCGCAGCCGAGTCAGGCGGCCAACCAGTCGGAGAGACATTCGACGGGGACTGGGCGCCGGGTCATGGCTGAGGACATGGATCACCTGTTTGACGCCATGCGTTCGATGTTCGGCAACCGGTTTACCAGCCAGTGGGGCGCATATGACGAGGGCGGCGTGTGGCTCGGTGAACTGACACACCTGACGCCGCGACTACTGGAGCTGGGCATCGGCAAGCTGCGGGCACGGGTGCGGGACGCTGCCCGGTCTGGTGATGAGGCCTGGCCGCCTCAGCCGCTGGAGTTCGCTGCACTCTGCGAACCGACCGCCGAGGATCTGGGAATGCCGAGCGTTGACCGGGCTTGGCGGGAAGCCAACGGCCATGCCCATGACCCCGAAGGGCACCGCTGGTCGCATCCGGCCGTTCGAATGGCTGGCCAGTCCATTGGCTGGATTGAGATACACGGCACGACAGCCGCCAGCCGCCGGGAGCGCCTCGAAAAGCGTTTCGCCCGGGAATATCAGGCGCTGGTCAATCGCGTCATGGCGGGCGAACAGTTGGAGGCTCGCGGGCTGCTGGAGAACGACAACGATCGGTCACCGGCGGAACTGGCCAAGCGAGCAGGCGAGGAGCGGGCAGCAGCAGCCGCGAGTGAATATGGGCATCGCATGACAGGCGAGCAGGGTATCAGGTCACTGCGCGCCGCACTGGGGGGACGATAACCATGGCAACACCAATCGGAACGCCGTCAGGCGCGGAGACCAAGCGCGCTGCTTTCGACGCTCACCGGCGTTCGGGCGGCATTAGTCGGCAGCAACTGCGTGTGATGAAAGCGTTGGCCAACTGCCGGGAGGGCGCTCTGACCCGCCAGCAACTGTCTGCGCGGATCCCGATGCCGCTGACCAGCGTGTGTGGGCGGGTTCGTGAATTGCTCGATGCCGGGCATCTGGAGCTGGGTGAGCAGGAGCGTCGTTCGGATGGTCCGGCACGGTCGCGGGTACAGCTGACGAATGCGGGGTATGACGCGCTGGAGCTGATGCTTGAAGCGCAGGAGGAGTCATGAATCAGAAACCGATCGAGCCGGGATGTTTGGCGCTTACAACTGGGCACGTGAACCACGCTGAAAACCGGCACAAGGCCGTGACCGTCCTGTATGACAGCACAGATGAGCATGACAGCCCGCCTTGCACTGTTTGGTGCGTAGAGGGTGCCGTCTATTCGGATCACTTCGGTGCTGGCAAGGCAGACTTTCTTGAGAGAGATCTTCTGCGTATCGACGGCGGCGAGCCTGAAACTTCCGAGATTGAGGAAGATCGAGAGGTGCCAGCATGAGAGTCACGTCGATGGTGCGTGAAGGTCGTACCTATTTCTACGCCGATGGCGGGCGCATCTTTGCCAGCCAGCTCGCGGCACAGTACGGGATCGGCGAGGCACGCGCTCGCAACATGCTCCACGCGATGGCCGACCAGGGTGAGATACGCAGTCCGATGCGCTGGTACCGCGAGAATGTGATGCGCCAGCCGGCACGCAGGGAGGGCGCATGAGGCAACGTCGCACGTCACGCATGCCGCGCCGTATCTGCATTCATTGTGGTCAGTCACTGCCGGTCACGTCATTCGATGGCTCGGCATGCACCTGCCGGAAGTGCGTTGCCAGTGGTTTGGAGCGCATCAGCCGCTTTGATGATCGCAACCAGCACCGGACCAGCTACAAAAAGTCGGGCCGCCGCCAGGGGAGGTGTTCATGACCGGTGCGGCGCATCTCAAGGGCGGGTTGGTCGCACGCCGGGCAGCGATCCTCTGCACCAACAGGCGGTTTCACCTGTATCTCGACCACGCGAAGCGCCGCCGGCACGGGCTCGAATATCACGCGCTGCCGGACGGTACGCACAACGAGCAGGACGCGGCCGATGCGATCCGGCAGGCGTGCGGCATCACAAGTCGAGCGGAACTGGATCACGATGCCGAAGCCGCGGCGATGTTCGACAGAATTGTGGCGGATTTTCAGAAATGGATGCGTCGGCAGGCAGCAAAAACGAGGAGGCTGTGATGTCGGTACCCGCGAAGACGCCCACTCGCAAACCCAGCCGCCGGGCACCCAAACGGCAGCGCGTCGACTGGGAGGGGCAGGAGCAGGCCGTGCTGATTCGCTGGCTCTACGGCGAGCGGCAGCGCCAGTCGATTGTTGGCCCAGCCTACGCCGCCACATATGCAGTCCCGAATGGTGGCAGCCGTCACAAGTTGGAAGCGGCCAACATGAAAAAGCAGGGCGTTCGCGCCGGCGTCAGCGATCTGGTTATTGCGGTACCGCGGGGTGGGTATCACGGCCTGTATCTCGAATTCAAAGCGACGCCGCCCCGGGATGCTGCGCTGGCGGACTCTCAGCGGGAATGGCTGACGCTGGCAGAAGAGCAGGGCTATTGCTCGGTGCTTGCTCGCGGGCTGGAAGAAGCGAAGGCGACGATCCGGGAGTACATGAGCAGACCGGCGACTAGAGTGCTTGGCAAGCGGGAACCACTGAAAGTGGGGTCGGACTGGAGATAGTAATTAGCACTTGTATACTAATTAAAAAGGCAGATCTTCGAAGCTTGAGTGATTGGCAGCATTGGCAGCGAATGCTGCTTGTTGCCGAGCTTGCTGGAAATAATATTCATGACAAGCCATGTATGGCTTGAGGATTCTGTAGCAATCGGAATTTGCATCTTCGTAGTGGGATTGAATGGCCCCTGCTAGCATATCAGCGAATTGCAGCCCCATCTCGGCTTGGCTGTCTATCTGTTTGACACCAAGTTCAGTCCTTTGACCTGTCTCTATGCCATTTTCGAAGAGGACACCTTGAAGATAGTGGTCTAGGGGTCTTCCGCTATTTGGTGCAATTCCTCGTGGGTCAGGAATGAGTGTTACCTTACGAAAAGCTCTAATTTTGTCTATCAAAAGAGACTTGATGAAATAGTTATAAATGAGTGATTCATCGTCCCTGAGGTGGTCATAAACCCCCTGCTTTGCGACTACTATTGAACAAAAGCTTATCGTGTTATGTACTTGGCAAAGCTGAACAGCTTTTTGGGAGAATTCGATTCTAAGATCATGCGGCATATCTACCCATTTCATTTCTTTTTTTGGAGGCCAGTCAATCTTTTTCTTGAGTCTTTTGACTGTTCGGCAAAGATGTTTCTTGGCCTCGATACATGTAAATGCACATGCAATAGTAATATGTCGAGACGACCCGCCATGCCTGTAAGGTGAGTCAAAATTCCATCCGAGGTCGCCACTTTCGTCCAAAAAGATCAAGCGATGCATTAGGTTTTATTGGTTTAAAGTGCAATAAAAAAGGCCAATGCTGTCGCATCAGCCCCAAGATATGGGTGCGAACCCTAGGACCGGCGCACAATCAGTACGCTTACGATGCTTTCGCTGTCGCGGTTAGCTAGGTCTTACTCGCACGCCAATATGATCGTAAATGGAACGAAGCGAGTCAATTTGAAACTTGATTAAAATGACCACTGAAAAGGTCTTATACAATATGTTGATCTTCTTCCTGTTGTGAGTACCATATCTGGTGTGCGAGGAGGGTGAGAGATGAAGTTGATGGGTTTGGGGTTGGCAAGGCTGTATGGGATTGTGAGAGATGACCATATCACCCAAGATATAAAGCTGGAAGCAGCGAAGGCGGCATTGTCAGAGCTGATCGAGGTGGAGATCGACTACCGGCTGCACCAGCGTCACGACAATCCCGGCTATCACCCGTTTTCGCCCGGGCACGGCTCAGGCAAAACGTCGAGCGATGCGCGCCCTGATCACGTTATGACTGCAGCGATTCGGTACCGGGCAGAGACGCGTTGGCGAAGCATGGCATCAGCGTTGCTGGCGCATCTCAAGCCCCGGCAGCGAGCGGCCGTGTTGCTGGCGGCATATCCGTCATCGGTTGAACTCAATTCGCCGGCGGTGGCCAGCGGTACCGGGCGAGCACTTACAATCGCCCAGGTTTGGGAAAGACAGTTCGCGGTGGCGTATCGGCTGGGTTATACAGCTGCGCGGCCGTTCGAGCCATGGAAGTCGGCTCATGCAATGGAAGTAGCTGCCAGCCGGGGCCGCCAGGCTCTCCTTCCACTGATGATGAGGCAAGCCGAGCTGGCCGCTTAATACCCTCGGAACTTTTTGAAGCGCCAGCTGGCTCCGAAACCGGCAACAGCAGCCCCAACAATATAGGGTGCAGCGGCAACTGTTACCGCACCCGAGGTAATGCCTGCAGCGGTTGCCAGGGCACCTCCGCCAGTGCCACCGAGGCCTATGGCCAGGCTCGTAGAGGTGCTCATGCTGCTGGCAATCCTGGCACCTGATACCAATGATGAGGCTGTCTGTGCCGTGCGAGGCACCATTTGCTTAGTGGCACTTTCCAGAAGCTGGCTCGTAGCCATTGTCGAAGGTGCTTTGGAGGACGAGATAGCCGAAGTGAAGGTTATGGGCGCTGTCGTGGATATACGAGCGTTATTGGCCAATTGTGCCTGCCTGTATACCCAGTAACCCTCTGTGGCTCGGTTGGCGTATTTCACTTTATCGTCGATCTGCTTGGACTTCCCGAATCCCATCACGCACCAATGTGCGAAATGTTCGCAATTATTGAAGAGCAGACTGTACGCATCTTCACTAAGGCGGGAATATGCCCTGCAAACAATCGTGGACCTTGAAAAGGCAGGTTGTCTGTACGCGCGCACGTATATCTTCCGCCCGCTGGCAAATTCAGACCTGCTTACCAGCTTGACTGTGCTATCTCCACTGCCCGAGCTTCCGTTTGCAAACCCTGCATAGTGAATGACCCGATCGAAACCGACACAAATGCCGTGATGTGAGTAAAGCGTGCTTTTTACGTAGATGTGATCGCCGGGTTTCATCTCTCTCGCTCAATGTGCTTTTCGATTAGATCGGCCGAATTGACTGGGTATTGAGCAGAGCGGTGAATAGCCGTGGCTATAGGACGATAAATACTACATGTTGTGTTTTTGTGAGGATGGAGATACTATTCAGGTACAGTTGCAATACCTGCGCCCGGAGAGCTCAAAAGCTCTTCGGGCGTTTTCATTGCCCGGAAATAAATCAGCCCCGGTATCCATACCGGGGCCTCTTCTCTGCGTTTGGCGTCAACGTGCCGGATGTGCTTCTTCCGTGAAGTATGCCGGTGCGTTCCTCCCTGACCGGCTCCTGATGTCCGACAGAGGATGACGCTCATTACTATGGTCCAACCGGCGATCAAACACAGTGGTCATTTGGTAAGCCATGTAATCAAAACGAATGAGACGCATTCGAAGGGAGGACACGGCCCACGTCCATGTAGAGCCGTGTCAAGGACTGCAGAGATACGCAGGCGGCTAACTTTGCGGTAGAGGGGATACCCGATCGGGGAGATCGGCAGCTACCGCGCAACGCCTGTATCTCTAAAGCTAGTGGCTAACCTACAGGTCGCTAATAACTTTCCGGTAAAGAAATGTGTTCCTCAATCCGGGTTGTTGCATCGCCATGATGCGGGGCCCGTAGCCAATTGCCGCTACCGCCAATTGCATACCCGTCCCCTCTGCCTGAGGCGGATGCGGCAAGCTTCTTCACACTGCAGTTTTAGGCTGGCTCAACTGATATTGAAAGGCGTTTCCCTAAAGCCAGCAGAGCATTTTCTACATGTTCGAGCTTAGATGAATGACAAAAGTCAATTAAGCGATCGACGGTCACGGGTTTGGCATTAAGCGTTCTGACAAGATCTGCTTTACGCATGTCGCGCTCGATCATTGTATTCCAAAGCTCAATCTTGGCCAGAATAAGCGCTGATAGATGGACTACATGCTCATTCTTAAGTGGAGATGAGGCCTTCGGAATTGCACGCCGTTGGTCAACGTAAATTGATAATGCGCTAACAATACCATCTGCTGATTCAGACATTAGTTCACTTAGTGTATCGGCCGCCGCATGAAATTCGGGCAGGTCCCGGCAAGTAGCCCAGACACTATTGGCCTCGTGATGAATTTCAATTGGATATTTATACATAGAGTTCTCGTTTAAGTTTCTAGAATACAAATTCAATTGAAAAAGCAGTGATAAGCACAGCGAGGGGCCTCACTTGAGGCCCAAATGTTTCATAATTGATCTTCTCAGCCCTTCTGGCATTTCTTTACTGCCATGATCTGGGAAGACCGTAGTTTTTCCATCAATGGTGACTTTGAAATGACTTCCCTTTGCAGGCTCAAAGATTACGCCTTGAGACCTTAGCCACCTACGAAACTCGCTGTACTTCATCACCTCCTCTCCTTGATTCAATAAAACCATAATGCAACATTTGTGTTGCTTTGGCAACACAAATGTTTGTTCCAAGTTCATCTGGAGGTCGCATGCATACATCATCGCGCGGCCTCGATCTGATCGAGAATGCCGAGGGGCTGAGCCTGACCGCGTATCGCGACAGCGTGGGCGTCTGGACCATCGGCTATGGGCATACCCTGGGCGTCAGAGCCGGGCAGCAGATCACCGAAACACGGGCTATCGAGTTGCTGCGCAAAGACGTGAAGCGCTTCGAGTCCAAGGTTTCCCGGCTGGTAACGGTGGAGCTCAATCAAAATCAGTTCGATGCCCTGGTCTCATTTACCTACAACCTCGGCTGCGGCTCCCTGAGAACGTCGACTCTGCTCGAGCACCTGAATGAAGGCGAATACGATCGCGCCGCCGCCGAGTTCGATCGTTGGGTCTACGCCGGTGGGCAGAAGCTAAGAGGCCTCATCAAGCGCCGGGCTGCCGAGCGCAAACTGTTCGAGACTCCCGTCGATCATGCAATGCCGCCGTGCTGGCTGTCTGAAGTCGCGTTTGTGAGCCGGGCGACGGAAGGGCAATACACATGATTTCACTCTCCTATCTCATGGCGGCCGGCAATGTTGTGATCGCTGCCGGGCTGCTGTTGCAGGGCATGTTTTCCCTTAATCGCATCACTGATCCATGGGTGAAATTTGCCATCCATCTGGTCTTTGCGATGACAGCTGGCGTAGTGGCATTTCGCGGCTGGGACATCGTGAGCGATCTGGCATTCGCTGATCGGGTCACCATCGGACGGCTACTCCTCAATGTGGGGATGCTCTGCCTCTGGATCATGATCCGCCGGTACTCAAAGCGCGGAGGATAAGCGCCAACACAACCGGGGATCGATATGCCGGAACAACTCATCGACCTCTGGCTGGTGATGTATGCCTGGGCATTGATGCCGGCGCAGAAGGCGGCGATCTGCGCGATGGCCATGTCAGCGCTTCGTGTCATGACATCCGGTGGTCTGCGCAAGCCGAGGCGCTGGGGCGAGACGCTCATGGTCGGGCTGCTCGCATGGAACTCCCTGCCGGTAGTGACGCACTTCGGGTATGACCCGGACGCTGCTGCTTTCTTCTGTACCTTCCTCGGCTATATCGGCGTCCATGGGTTCGAGGAGCGTGTCGATAAGCTGCTGGACAACGTGGCCGGCATTGCATCGGCATTGAGGCGCAAATGATCGGATGGATCCGAAGAATTTCGCAGAACGGTCGCTCGCACCTGTTGGTCGCGGGAGTGGCTGCTGGCATCGCGGCATCGACACTGGTCAGCAATGGCGATCTACGTGATCGACTGGATCAGGCGCAGGCGACGATCAGTCAGACGGATCAGGAGCTGCAGGCGCAACGCGCAGAGAGTGCTGTCGCGAACTATGGGCTTTGGTACGCGCTGACTCAGGAGCAGAAAAAGGCAGGACGGTTCGAAGCACAGCGCAATGATCGGCAAGAGGCGCTCGACAAAGCGCGTAGTTATGTCGCTGGTCTCCGGGCGCAGGTGGCTCGGCTGCAGGAACGACTGAATCAGAAAGATGAACGCATTGAGCAGCTCGAGTCACGCACGTGGACCGGGCAGGTCAGGGCCAAGTCGGGAGACGGTAAATGAGCATCGTGACAAAGGCGCTCGGCGCCATCACTGGGCCGCTGTTCGACGTGATTGACCAGGCCGTCACCGACAAGGATGAAGCTGCCCGGCTCAAGCAGCAGATTCAGACTCGGCTGATCGACTCGCGCGATAAAGCACTCGACGCGCGTATGCAGGTCGTACTGGCTGAGGCCGGTGGTGAGTCATGGTTACAGCGTAACTGGCGTCCGATCTTAATGATCACGATCGTCGCCATCGTGGCGAACAACTATCTTGTCGCGCCGTATCTCGGTGCGATGTTCGGCGTCGGGCTGACTCTGCCGCTACCTCAATCGCTATGGGATCTGATGACGCTCGGCGTCGGTGGTTATATCGCCGGGCAAACTGCCGAGCGGGGCATCAACAGCTGGCAGCAAGGGCAGGTGGCGAAGGAGCAGGCGAAGGCAGGTGTCTACCAGAACGTGAAATCGGAGTGAGCCATGGCTCTACGTATTCGCCCGGATGGCCGCATTCTCTGTGCTGCTATCCATTCCAAGCAGCCTGGTGATATTTATCTGAATGATGGCGACCACTACCGGTTATCAGTCGAGCTGAGGGCACTGGTTACCGAGCCATGCGCTGCTCATATGCAACGTGGAGAATGGTGGTGGAAAAATCAGGTACCGGAAGGAGTAGCCATCGATAGCTTCTATCGGGAATGATTTGGGTTGATGCGGGCTGCACGCAGGCAGCCCGCGATGCTGTCAGCTGAGGCGCTGACAATGACTGCACTTCGGCTTGCCGCCAGTACCCGATTGCCGATTCCGAGCTTCGATGTTGTTGCCTTCAGTGCACGAATTGTTGTCGTGGTGAACGCTGCTTTCCTTGGCATGGAACGGTTTGACCTTGGCCATATTCTCGTTACCTAAGATTGAGTCACAGCACATGCTGCTCCTCAAATCTACTCACGAGGTATGATGAAACACTATTACAAAACATGTTCATTCAGCCGATACTTTAGTAGGTGTCGCATGCCGTCGATGTCTTCAGGTTCTACTCCTCCGGTACAGGCATTTCTCTATCGCGCATGCATTGCCGCCATGCTGAACCGGAATTACCACCATCCAGATACGTCGATTCGGCATACGGGATAAATCTGACGCGACTGCTTTTGCTATAGGAGGTGCCGGCCTGAATTATCCGTGCATCCTCAAGTGGCAGAGAGGTAAATGTCGTTCGACCTGGCTTCGTCTCGCTCATCAATTCTTGAGATTTCTGCATCACTGTCTTCGCACAGGCTTCGCCTGCATCAAAGACATTCTGAAGGCTTACCTCGTTAGCCTGCGCCGGCATCGAGGCTGTTGCAGTAATCAACATGCAAAGTGCTATACGTTTCAAAACTCGTCCTTAGCTTTTTGATGAAAGACTAATATCGCCACATCTCAGACTTCCTTGAGGGTCGAAATGCCTTCGAAACCCCCGCGCCCCTGCCGCGCACCCGGTTGCGGTGCGAAGACTGCCGAGCCCAACGGCTACTGCGAATCGCACGCACACATGGCCACTGGCTGGAATCAGCGCCGGCGCGGTCGGAGTGGGCGAGGTGGTCGGCCGTGGCGTCGCAAGCGTGAATCAGTTCTGCAGCGTGATCGCTATCTCTGCCAGCACTGCCTGCGCGCTGGCCGGGCAACACCAGCTACTGAGGTGGATCACATCACTGCTCTGGCCGAAGGCGGTCGCGACGATGAATCGAATCTCGAGGCGATCTGCTCGGCATGCCATCAGGTGAAGACGCAGGCCGAGTCGCAGCGTCACCGTGAGGGGGCGGGTCAAATCTCTGGGAGCTGACGCCCCGGACACCGCCGCCTCAGTCATTTTTCTATACCCGCGAAATTGAAAATTCAGGTTGGCGCGAGGAGGCCCGCTGATGACACGTGGTCGCAAACCGAAGCCCAGCCATCTGAAGGCGGTCCAGGGTAACCCCGGCAAGCGTGCCGTGAACCAGGACGAGCCTCAGGCTGATTCGTTGACTGAAGCACCCGAACCGCCGGATTGGCTGTCCGAGTTGGCCGACGAAGCCTGGCGAAAACTCGCCCCCTGGCTGGTCGGCGCGAAGATCCTGACTCATAGCGATCTGCACAACCTCGAAGCATTCTGCGCGGCATATGGACGATGGCGCGATGCCGAGCGCGAAATCGCCCGGGTCGGCCTGACTGTCGAAACCCCGCTGGGTGGCATGGCCAAGAACCCGGCTTGCACCGTGGCCAATGAATCCCTGAAGCAAATGAACACCTACGGCAGCGCGCTGGGCCTGGATCCGGCGAGCCGGTCGCGTCTGGCCGTGCCCGGCGCGAAGGATGCGGCGAACCCATTCAAGGATGTGCTCCAAGGGGCGAAACGGAAATGATCACCTATGGCCAGCTATCCGAACGTCAACGCGGCGAACAAGTACGCGCGGGACGTAGTGGCTGGCCGCATCCTTGCGTGCAAGGAGGTGCGGCAGGCCTGTCAGCGACATCTTGACGACCTGACCGCGTCGAAGGCTCGGACCTTTCCCTATCGATTCGATCGTGACGCCGCCGAACGGGTCTGTGTTTTTATCCAGCTACTCCCGCACACAAAAGGCAAGTGGGCGCGCAGCCGGGAGCGAATCAAGCTGGAGCCCTGGCAGAAGTTCATCTTCTGCTGCATCTACGGCTGGCTGAAAAAGAAGACCGGCATGCGCCGGTTCGTGGAAGCTTACTGCGAGGTGCCGAGGAAATCAGGCAAGTCGGTTATCGCGGCTGGCGTCGGCAATTACATGTTTGCTGCCGATGGCGAGTATGGCGCTGAAGTCTACTGCGGCGCCACGACAGAAAAGCAGGCATGGGAGGTTTTCCGGCCGGCGAAGATCATGCTGCAGAAGACGCCCGAGCTGGTGTCGATGGCCGGCATTGAGATCATGGCCAAGAACCTCTCGATTGCAGAGGACGGCAGCCGATTCGAGCCGGTGATCGGCGATCCGGGCGATGGTTCGTCACCGTCATGCGCTTTGGTCGATGAATTTCACGAACACGATACGCCAGCCCTGTACGAAACCATGCTGACCGGTATGGGCGCTCGTGAGCAGCCGCTGATGTTTATCATCACTACGGCGGGCTTCAATCTGGCTGGTCCCTGCTACGACAAGCGCCGGCAGGCGCAGCAGATGCTGGAGGGCTCGGTACCTAACGCAGAGCTCTTCGCCATCATTTTCACAATCGATGATGGCGATGACTGGAAGGATCCGGCGGTACTGCGCAAGGCGAACCCCAATTTTGGTGTCTCGGTCGGTGAAGAGTTCCTGCTCAAGGCTCAACAGGATGCTATTCGCTATCCATCCCGGCAGAACGGTTTCCTGACCAAGCATCTTAACGTCTGGGTATCGGCGCGCACGGCATGGCTGAATATGGCGTCCTGGCAGGCCGGTGGCGATAAAGAGCTGACGCTCGAGCAATTCGAGGGTCAGCCCTGCTGGGTCGGGCTCGATCTTGCATCGAAGACCGACATCGCAGCCATTGCGCTGCTGTTCCGCGATGAGATCGAGGATGCGCAGGGCCGCGTCACAACGCGCTGGACGTCCTTCGTTCGCAGCTATTTGCCGGAGGGCGCTATCGAGCGGGCCAGCAATAACCGGGCTGCCTACGAGTCCTGGGTCAATTCCGGCGACCTGATTACTACCGATGGCGAAGAGCTCGACTTCGACGTGATCCGCGGCGACCTGCTTGATCTGTCGTCGCGCTTCGAAATCCGCGAGATCGCATATGACCCGTGGAGAGCCACGCAGCTGGCGCATCAGCTGATGAAGGATGGGGCCGAAATCATCGAGTACCGCAACACGGTGCAGAACATGAGCCCGCCGATGCGTGAGATGGAAGCGGCGATCACCGGCAGCCGCTGGCGCCACCCGTGCGACCCGGTGCTGACGTGGATGGCATCGAATGTGGTGGCCAAGGAAGACGCGAAGGAAAACATCTACCCGCGCAAGGAGCGCCCCGAGAACAAGATCGATGGCATCGTCGCGATTCTCATGGCACTCGGCCGGGCGGTACACGAAGAGGGCGTCGAAAAGGCGGACCTCGATGGCTTTGTTGATAACCCGATCATGGTGGGCATCTGATGGCGCGCAAAGAGAAACCGGGCCGCGTCAAATCGGCCCTACTGAACTGGCTGGGCGTACCGATCAGCCTGACCACCGGTGACTTCTGGACGGAATGGTCAGGGCAGTCGTCCAGCGGGCGCACTGTGACCGTCAATAACAGCATGCAGCTCTCGGCGGTCTGGGCATGTGTGCGATTGCTCTCAGAGACCATTTCGACCCTTCCACTCAAACTCTACCAGCGTCGGCAGGACGGCTCCCGGGAGCTGGCAACCAAACACAACATCTACCCACTGATCTGTCGCCAGCCAAACATGGAGATGACCCCGGCGAGGTTTATGCAGATGCTGGTGGCCAGCATCTGCCTCTGGGGGAATGCATTTGTCGAGAAGCGCCGCATCAACGGTCGCAAGATTGCCGGACTGGTGCCGCTACTGCCTCAGAATGTTGCAGTGAAGCGCCTGAAAAGCGGCAAGCTCGAATACCGGTACACCGATCCCCTGATCGGCAGTGAGCGAGTAATCGACGAGAAGGACATCATGCACATCCGCGGCTTCGGGCTCGACGGGGTGTGCGGCATGCTGCCGGTTAGCACCGGTCGCGATGTGTTTGGTGGTGCGCAGGCCGCCGAGGAAGCCGCGGCGAAGATCTTCGCCCAGGGCATGCAGGCATCCGGTGTTCTCTCCGCTGATTCCGGCCTGACAAAGGAGCAGCGCGATCGGCTCCAGGCCAACCTTGAGCGCTTCATGGGCTCGAAGAATGCCGGCAAGGTGATGGTCACCGAGGCCGGTATGAAATACCAGAACATCACCATGAACCCTGAAGCGGCGCAGATGCTGGAAACGCGCTCTTTCAGTGTCGAGGAAATCTGCCGCTGGTTCCGAGTTCCGCCGTTCATGGTCGGCCACATGGACAAACAGTCGTCCTGGGCGTCGAGCGTGGAGGGCATGAACATGCAGTTCCTGACCAACACGCTCCGCCCGATTCTGGTCAACATCGAGCAGGAGATGGCGCGCTGCCTGCTCGATAACGACGAGACCTTCTATTTCGAGTTCTCAGTTGAGGGTCTGCTACGAGCCGATAGCACCGGCCGCGCGAACTACTACAACACGCTGCTGCAAAACGGCGTGATGACCCGCAATGAAGTGCGCCGCCTGGAGAACCTGCCTCAGGTCGATGGCGGCGACATCCTCACGGTGCAGTCGAACATGACCCGCCTCGATCAGGTGGGTCAGGGCAACGACGCCACCTGACATCCGGAGTACCTCCATGCCTCGATTCAATCTTCCGGCCGCGCCGGAGGCTCGCCCGCGTGCGGGTATCCAGTGCGATCTGTCCCCGCGCGCGCTTGAAGCGTGGAACCCCGGTATTCGTGCCGCTGCCGGAGATAACGAGCCCCCCAATACGATCAGCATTTATGACCCGATCGGTTTCGACTTCTTCGGGGACGGCGTTACCGCCAAGCGTATCGCCGGCGCGCTGCGCTCGATCGGTAACGAGGATGTTGAAGTAAATATCAACAGCCCGGGCGGTGACGTGTTCGAAGGGCTGGCTATCTACAACCTGCTGCGCGAGCACAAGGGGCGGGTGACTGTGAATGTCATGGGGCTGGCTGCCAGCGCTGCCAGTTTCATTGCAATGGCGGGTGATGAAATCCGCATCGGTCGCGCGGCCTTCCTGATGGTTCACAACGGATGGGTAGTCACGATGGGCAACCGCCATGATCTGCGAGAAATCGCGGACTGGCTGGAACCATTCGATGCAGCCATCGCCGACATCTATGCAGTGCGAACCGGGCTGCCAATTGATGACATCAAGTCCCAGCTGGATGCCGAGACATGGATCGGCGGCCGCGAGGCGGTCGACTCCGGCTGGGCTGACACCTTCCTCGAGTCTGATCGCATCGAGGAAGAGGGCGGCAACGCCCGCAACGACTACCGGATGGCGGCTCGCAAGATGGACATCGCCATGGCCAAGGCCGGCATCACCCGCAGCGAGCGCCGTTCCCTGATGCAGACCTACAAGTCCGGCACGCCGAGCGCTGCCGACTCCGGTACGCCAAGCGCTACCGACACCGAGGCCGACATGGCCAGCGCCTATGAGGGCTTCGCCCAGGCATTCGCGCGTTTCCAGCACCCCCCATCTCAATAACGGCACCGGAGAAATACTCATGGCTGATAACAGCAAGGATCAGGCGCAGCTTCTCAATGAAGCTACTACTGCGCTGAACAAGGTTACCGAAGAGCTCAAGGGCACTTCGGAAAAGGCGCTCAAGGAAGCGCGTGATGCCGGCCAGCTTTCGGCAGAAACCAAGGAAACCGTGGACCGCCTGCTGACCACTCAGAATGGACTGCAGGAATCGGTAAACACCCTGAAAGCCTCGCTGGGCGAGCTCGAACAGGAATACGCCCGCATGCCGCTCGGCCGTGCTCAGGATGCTGCTCGGACTGCCGGCCAGCTGGTCGCCGAATTCGAGGGACTGAAAGCCTGGAACAGCGGTTCGGTTCAGGGCAACCAGCGCATCAGTATTCCCGTGCAAAATGCCATCACCACGCCCGATCTGGGCGATGGCAGCATCATCGCCCCGGATCGTCAGCCGGGGATTGATACGCAGCCGAAGCAGCGTCTGTTCATTCGCGACCTGATCGCGTCGGGCCGTACCGCCTCGAACACCATTTACTGGGTACAGCAGACCGGCTTCACCAACAATGCGAAAGCGGTTGCCGAGAACACGGCCAAGCCGTATAGCGACATTGCATTCAACGAGAAGATCACTCCTGTACGCACCCTCGCACATATGTTCAAGGCGTCGAAGCAGATCCTTGACGATATGGCGCAGTTGCAATCGACGGTCGACGCCGAGATGCGCTATGGCCTGAAGTACGTTGAAGAGCAGGAAATCCTGTTCGGCGACGGTACCGGTCAGCACCTCGAAGGTATCGTGCCGCAGGCATCGGCATTCAGTGCCGCATTCAGCGTCGATCAGCAGAACGGTATCGACGATCTGCGTCTTGCCATGCTGCAGGCTCAGCTGGCTCGCTTCCCTGCCAGCGGTCACGTCCTCCACTTCATCGATTGGGCGAAAATCGAGCTGACCAAGGACTCAATGGGCCGCTACATCCTCGCCAATCCAGCAGCGCTCACCGGCCCGACGCTGTGGGGGCTGCCGGTAGTGGCAACCGAGTCAGCGTCTTTCCAGGGCAAGTTCCTGACCGGGGCGTTCAACGCCGGTGCCCAGCTGTTCGATCGCGAGGACGCCAACGTGGTGATCTCTACCGAGAATGCGGACGACTTCGAGAAAAACATGATCTCGATTCGCTGTGAGGAGCGTCTCGCACTGGCGGTCAAGCGTCCCGAGGCGTTCGTCTACGGCGACTTCACCGTTCCGACCAGCGGCAGCACCACCTGATCGCCTGATCGGAGCAACCCATAACGGCCGCCTTCGAGCGGCCGTATAACGTGGAGATCGCCATGAAGTTAAGGGCAAAACGCCCCCTGTATATCAGGGGTGGCGTGGTAACCGGCGAGTTCGAGACAGACGAGCAGCATGGTCGAGAACTGGTGCGCAAGGGCTTCGCCTTGCAGGCGGATGGCCATGAGGTTCCCCCGCATAATCCCATCAGTAATGAGCCTCAGGCGCTGGAAGATCTGCGCGCCCGGGCTGCCGAGCTGGGTATCAGTAATGTCGGTCGAATGAAAGAAGAGACCCTTCGAGAGCGCATCGCCGAAGCCGAGAAGGCTGCCGCTGAACAGACCGAAGGCGAGGGCGAAGATGGCTCCGAAGACGGCGATGGTGATACCGAAACCACCGACGACAGCCAGTAATTCATGAACCAAGCGGCCGCCTTTGGGCGGCCCGACCTATTACGGGACGCCCGATATGCTGGAGCTCGACATCATCAAGCAGCAGCTCCGTCTCGAGCCGGAATACTCCGACGAGGATGATCTGCTGACCAGCTACTCGAACGCCGCACGCCGGCATATCGAGCGCTCCACCCGTCGCAAAATCTACGAAACCATTAACGCTGAAGGGTATGCCGAGGATCCGGATGCACTCCTGTTCGGTGAGGACATACAGCTGGCCATGCTACTGCTGATCTCTCACTGGTACGAGAACCGCGAGGCCGCCGTGCCGGGCGTTTCCATCTCGGAGCTGCCCATGGGCGTCGAGGTATTGATACACCCATATCGAATTTACGGGGTCGGATGATGGCTTGCCCAGCATGCGAGCGCCGCCGCGCGTGGCTCAGAAAATGGAGGGACATCGCACGTGAACGATCGAGAAGCGTCATTGCTGGAGCAGCTGCTGGCCGAGACTCGTCGCCAGACTGCAGCCATCGAGAATCTGACGGAAGTGAACCTGAAGCTGGTCGAGGCGCTGGCGGAAGAAAGTGAGCAAGAAGATGATACCGAGCCATCGCGCTATCTGGACGGTACTCCAGTCCCCGGACGATAAAGAGGCGAGCCATGCGTGCAGGTAAATTGCGGCACCGCATCACAATCCAGCGCCCGGCACGCACGCAGGATCAGAACACCGGCGAAATGCGCGAAGGCTGGAAAGACGTGGCCACCGTCTGGGCGAGCGTCGAGCCTCTAAGTGTTCGTGAGTTCATCGCGGCAAAGTCCGGGCAGGCGGAAATCAGCGCCCGAATCACGATCCGGTACCGCGCGGGCATCGACGCGACGATGCGCATCCTTTACCGCGATACCGTCTACAACATCGAGGGCGTGCTGCCGGATCCGCAATCCGGCCGGCACTACCTGACCATGCCCGTCTCTGGAGGTGTAAACGATGGCTGAGAAAATGAAGCTTGCGCTGCGCCGTTCCAAAGAAGCTGGTGGAGCCTATGCGCTGCACGATGCCGTAACTGGCGAGCCGCTGCCCGGTCAGTTCGAAGTGCAGATCATCCAGCAGCCCCATGAGCTGACCAAAGTCGTCGTCACCTTCAATGCAGACGCTCGAACATTTACAGGCGGGTTTGTTCAGATCGAGGAAGACGATGGCTGACTCCATCCAGTTCGAGATCGAGGGCGTCAATGCGCTGGCGGAAAAGCTGCAGGGCCTGCCTCAGGATATGAGGAAAAAGGGCGGGCGGTTTGCGCTACGCAAGGCCGCCAATCTGGTGCGCGAGCGCGTGAAGGACTCCGCCCGGCGACTGGATGACCCGGAGACAGCCAACAACATCGCCGACAACGTGGTTGTGCGCTGGGATGGCAAGCACTTCCGTCAGACCGGTGATCTGAAGTTCAGGGTCGGTGTGCTGGGTGGCGCGAAGTCTCGGCAGAAAAATCAGCAGAACCCGGGCGGCGATACCTACTACTGGCGCTTTCTGGAGTTCGGTACCGAGAACATGCGAGCCCAGCCGTTTCTGCGCCCGGCGCTGGCGGAGAGCATCAATGCTGCGACTCAGGAGTTCGTCACTCAGTACGACAAGGCCCTGAATCGGGCCATCAAGCGCGCGGCCAAACAGACCGGAGGCAACTGATGATCCCGCCGATTTTCAGAACGGTCGCCGGCAACGCCGCTGCCACTGCGCTGATCGGTACCGGGCCGGTGCGGATGTTCCCATTCGGCCAGGCGCCGCAGGGCGTCGAGTTGCCCTACGCCGTCTGGCAGGTCGTCGACGGCGAACCCGAAAACTATCTCGCCGATCGCTCGGATATGGATGGCATGACGCTGCAGGTCGATGTCTACGGCAGCTCCGGATCATCTGCTGATGATGCCGCTGAGGCAATCCGTTATGCAGTCGAGCTACGCGCCAACATTGCCCGCTGGGGCGGGCAGACGCGGGATGACGAAACAGGCCGCTACCGCGTGAGCTTCGACATCGACTGGCTCACACCCCGATAACCGTTTTCAACGCTCCCCATGACCCGCCGCCGCGCGGGTTTCTTATGCCTACACGAAGCCCCTCATGGGGCACAGGAGATGACGCATGTCTGTTCTGTCCCAAGGTACCCAAGTATTCATGCTCGACCTCGGCGAGATCGTGCGTATTCCTGGCGCCACCGCCTTCAATCCCGGTGGCAACCCGCGTGACCAGGTCGAAGAAACCGACTTGGAGGATACTGTTTCTCGGCGCTACAAAAAGGGTCTCGGCACGCCCGGGTCCGCGTCTCTAACCGTCAATGCTGATCCGCAGGAGCCGGCACATGTTCGTCTTTACGGCATGGCGAATAGTAGCAGCGATGAAAAGGTTCAGTTCTTCGTGGGTTGGAGCGATGGCCCCACGGACGACGACGGGAAACCCACGTCGCTTCCGACAGTCAGCAGCGGCAGCGTTACGCTCCCTGAGGACCGCACTTGGTTCAAGTTTGAGGGCTACGTAAGCGACTTTCCCATGGACTTCGCGACCAACTCGCTAGTTAGCTCTCAGGTCACTATCCAGCGCAGTGGCGACGGCAAATGGGTGCCGAAGACACCTGCCACCACTGATACGGGCGCCTCCACATGAAGCTGACGATCGACAACCTCCGCGACGCGGGCGCCTTCACCGGCGCCCCGGTCGAAAAGGAGATCAGCTGGAAACAGGGCGACGAGGAATACGGCGCCACTGTTCATGTCCGGCCACTCTCATACCAGACCGCCATGACCGACATCACGTCGGTTCGTGCTGGTGGCGATGTGGCTGCAGCGCGTATCGCGTACTGCATCTGCGATGAACAGGGTGAGCCGGTATTTAAAGCGGCAGACATCACCGGTGACGCCGATCCGGAGCGTGGCCCGCTCAATCACAATCTCACCATGGAGCTGCTCCGCGTTATCTCGGAGGTGAGCGGCCTGGGAAAGGTCCGGACTCCATCGACCTCAGTGAGCTCGACGAGCTCTGGCACGAACTCGTCCTCAACGGGATCGGCGGGCGCACGATCGAGGAAGCGAAGCAAAGCCTGAGCTATCAGGAGTTCCTTCAGTGGGTGGCTTACCGACGCAAGCGTGGCTCGCTCCATTCTGGGATGCGGGTGGAGCGGGGCACCGCCATGCTCGCCATGCTCTATGTCAATGCCCATAAGAAGAAGGGCGCCGAGTCGTCGAAAATCTTCGACTTCATGGAGCACGAGGATGAGCCGCCGGTATCGCTCGATCAGGCGATGGAGTCGTGGCAATAACGGGAGATTCTGAATGGCGTCGCGCAGCCTCGGTCAATTGACGCTGGATCTGGTCGCACGGATCGGCGGGTTTACAGGCCCGCTGGAAAAAGCCGAGCGCATGACCAAGGCGAAGATGACCAACATCGCCAGCAGCGTGAAAACTGCGGCCACCTCGATTACGGCTGCCGGTGCCGCGGCGACCGGGGCCGCTGCCGCTGTTGTGGCATACACGAACCACGCAGCACAAAACGCGCGTGAGCTGAAGAATCAGGCCAGTGTGGCAAACACCTCGGTCGAGCAGTTTCAGCGCATGGCGTATGCCGCCAATAACGTGGGGGTCGAGCAGGACAAGCTGTCGGACATCCTGAAGGATGTGAACGACCGTGTCGGTGATTTTCTGACCACCGGCGGCGGCGAAATGGCCGATTTTTTCCAGAACATCGCGCCGCGTATCGGCATGACTGCCGATGAGTTTCGGAATCTCTCCGGCCCCGAGGCGCTACAGAAATTTTATAACGGCCTCCAGGAAGCCAATCTTTCCCAGGCAGAAATGGTCTTCTATATGGAGTCCATTTCCGATAACGCGACTGCACTAATCCCGCTGTTACGGGATGGCGGTGCTGGTTTCGCACAGATGGCACAAGAGGCTGATGATCTCGGCATCGTGCTGTCTGATCTGGATATTGCCCAGCTTGAGGAGTTCTCGGAGCAGTTCAACCGGCTGACATCGATCATGGGATCGATGAGCGATCTGCTTGCAGCCAATCTAGCCCCTTACCTGAGCGTGCTGGGTGATTATCTGGTAGATGCCACCAAGGGGGCTGATGGCCTCCGCGAGGCTCTGCCCGGCGCGCTGCATGACGCCGTCGCGGCTCTCGGTCCGCTTCTCGACAACTTCCAGAAGTTTCGGCAATTCGACGCCCAGTTCAAGGTCGTCATGGCGTCCATGGATCTGGCCGTGGCGGAATTTGCCGAGGATGCATGGGACTCGATGAGCTACTTCATCGATACCGCGATCAACGGCATCAACAACCTGATTCGAGCGGTCAACACTATCCCTGGTGTTGATGACATCGATCTGATCGAAAGCTTCCAGGACTCCGACTTCTTCAAGGGATTCCATGAGCGTACGGAGGATGCGCGCAAGGAGCTCGAAGACTTCCAGCAGGATCTGGTGAACATCTCGAGTCAGGAGATGCCCAGCGCCGCCATTGATCGTTATCTGGCGGATGTTCAGCAGAAGATCGACAGCGCTGACATCAAGCCCCTGAGTGATTGGCTTTTCCCGCCAAACCGGGCAGGTGGCTCAGGTGGCGCCGGTAGTGGTATCGACACCAGCGGCATCAAAAAGCAGATCGATTCGCTTCAGCTGGAAGCGAAGACGGTCGGCATGAGCTCTGACGAACAGAAGCTTTATAAGCTGGCCCTCGATGGCGCGACCGATAGCCAGATCGCCCAGGCCAAAGCGGCGCTGGATACAGTCTCCGCATTCGAGAAGCAAAAAGAGGCGAGCGAGGACTACCAGCAGCTTCTCGAGGATCTGCGCAGCAGCGAGGAAAAGCTCACCGATCAGGTCAATCAGCGGTTGGCGGTACTCGATGCCGCCAATGTCTCTGCTGACAAATATGCCGAGGTGGCGGGCAAGATCGCCGGGGCTGCATTTCAGGATGCCCCTGATTACGGTGGGCTGGATGCCTCAGTCGGCGGCCCGACCAGCGAGCTCGACAAAATTGATGACGCCCAGGAGCAGCTGGAAGAGTGGTACTCGAATCAGCTGGACATGCTCAGCAACTTCCGCGAAGAGCGCGCGGATCTCACCGCCGAGTGGGATGAGCAAGAGCAACAGCTGAAGCAGGAGCATGAAGACAAACTCGCTGACATCGAGCGTGCTCGGCAGACCGCCCGGCTGGCCGCCGGCGAGGAATTCTTCGGCAACATGTCCGATATAACCCGGACATTCTTTGGCGAGCAGTCGAAAGAGTACCGGGCGATGTTCGCCGTTGAGAAGGCCTACGCGCTGGCAAAAGTGGCCATGAATGCGCCGCAGACGGCGTCCGATGCTTATGCTGCCATGGCCGGCATCCCCTTTGTGGGGCCGGCACTGGGTATCGCTGCAGCTGCTGCTGCGCTGACGTACCAAACAGCGCAGATTTCAGCGGTTGAGTCGACCAGCATGAGCGGTATGGCCCACGACGGTATCAACTCTGTGCCCGAGACCGGCACCTGGTTGCTCAAGAAAGGGGAGCGGGTCACCACTGCCGACACCAGCGCCAAGCTGGATCGTACGCTCGATCAGGTGCAGCGGGACCGCGCGCCGTCTGGCGGTGGCGCGAACGTCAACATCTTTGAGAACCCGAAGCGGGGCGGCGAGAGCAACAGCCGCACGAATGAAGATGGTTCGACCGATGTTGATGTGTTCGTCGCTGACATCATGGGCGATGGGCCGCGATCCAAGGCGATCAGCCGGAAATGGAAACTGCAATCCAGGGGAACGTAATGGCAGAGCTCGAAGAGTATCCGGACGTTCTCCCCCTGCCGCTTCAGAGCGGATACGGATTCCAGCCTACTTCGCCGCTGCAGCGTACAGAGATGTCGTCCGGCCGCGCGCGGCAGCGACGGATGTACTCGACTGTGCCTACGGTGGCGTCGGTAACCTGGCTCTTTACTCCGGAGGAAGGGCGCATCTTCGAGGGGTGGTACCGGAATCTGGTCACTGATGGCGCCGACTGGTTCGTTATCCGCCTGAAGACGCCACTGGGTATCCAGCCCTATAAAGCACGATTCACCGACATCTATGATGGCCCAACGCTGAAGGGTGGTAATTACTGGGAGTTCTCGGCGGAGCTTGAGTTGATCGAACGGCCAACGCTGAATGCCCGGGAAACGGCTGACGCGCTCACAGGCGGCAGCTTCACAGACGCGGTGACGCTTCTCGATGACGTTGCTCACCAGTGGTACACGCGTAGCTGGGAGGATGCCTGATGAGCAGCACTGCCATTGATTGTTTCTACGCGTCGGCGCCGGCCGGAGAGATCCTCTACAGCACCGTGGAGTTCGCTTCACCGGCATTCGAGGGTGGCGCCATTCGGGTCGTCCGGGGATACGAGGACATCACCGTGCTGCTCGAAGATGGTTCGGAGGCAGAATTCCAGGCGTCAGGAATCGAGATTGCGCTGCCGAAGACCGACAACAGTGGCAGCCAGTCGCTGAAATTCGGGCTGGATAACGTGCACGGCACCGTCCAACAGGCAGTGGATGCCGCGAATGACGCCGGCGAGCAGGTGACGGTGACCTACCGAAGCTATCTTTCCAGCGATTTGACCACGCCGGCTGAGCCTCCCATCAGGATGCCGCTGAAAAAGGTGAGCATGGAGGGCGCTACCGTGAATATTACGGCGGCATACGCCGACATTATTGGCTGGGCATGGCCACGCCGGCGCTACACGACCAGCTTTGCCCCCGGGCTCACATACCTGACCTGATCATGACGACCCTTAATGATTTCATGTGCTCCGTCTACCGGGACGGCGGCCGCGGCGAGCTCGTGCGTGGCAAGCGCCAGTTTGATTGCTGTGGGGCATGTCGATTGCCATCCGTCACGAACTGTTGGGCCTGCCGCTGCTGCCCAGCTGGTCATTCGTGCGCGCGATGGATAAACGCCATCTCACACGGGCCTGGTCTGATCAGCGCTCGGCACTCGAGCAGTGCGAGCCTGAGATTGGCGCATTGGCCGCGGTCTATCGCAGCGATCTGTGCCTGCATATCGCAGTCGTGGTTGAGATTGATGGCGGGCTGGCGGTTGTTGAAACCCGTCCTCAGGGACCGCGCTGGATGCGCCTGCGGGCATTCGAGCAGCAATACACCCGGGTGAGGTATTACCGTGATCGAGATCTACCCCAGTAAATTGGAAGGGCGGCCGATCGAGACGCACCAGGCGCACGGCGTGACCCTCGAAGAGTGGCTGATCTCATCCTCGGAACGGTATCGAACCGTGGCCGAGCTCGAACAGGAGATGATGGCACCGCCGATCAGCATCGAAATCGACGGGTGCCGCATCCCGCCGAAATACTGGGCCAGCACCCGTATCGATTGCCGGGACACCATATGCATCTACCCGGAACCACGGGGCGGTGTGTTTGATGCCATTGGCGGGCTGTTTTGTCGATCATCAATGTCATCGCATCGATATTCGTCTCCACGCCCAGCGCGCCTGATACCGGCGGGGGGGGCGGGCAGGGTGACGACATCTATGGCGCCGACGCGAAAGGCAACAAGCCGAAGCTGGGGGCGGTCATCCCGCACGTCGCCGGCCGGCGTCAGCGGTATCCGGATTACCTGTTGCCGATTCGCAAATGGTACGCCGACAAGCGGACCGAAAAGGTGGAGATGATGCTGTGCTATGCCTACGGCAAGCATCGGATCGAGTCAGATGACGTGCGGGTAGGCAATACGGCACTGACCTCTCTCGGGAATGACGCCGATTTTGCAATCTATGGCCCGGGCGAGAGCATGGCCGGCGACCAGCGCCGGATCTACTGGCACAACTCGACCGAGGTGGGGAGCACCTCGAGTGGCAATGGCATCAAGCTCAAGACCACCTATTCGGTCCCAAGAGACCCGGATGCATCAGCTTACCGGGTATCGGGGAATAACCTGATCATCCCATCTGGCGCCGGCTCATTCCCGAGCGGCTGGCAGTCCGGAATGATCGTGCATGCCTACATCCCGCAGGATTACATCGTCATCGATGGCGGCGAAGCGGCTGATGTGCTCGAGGGTGACTTTACCGATCTGGCACCGGTTGAGGGCATGGTCATTCAGATACGGGGTGAGAATCAGGGTATCTATACGGTGGCCAGCTATGAGCCGGGCACCGATGGCGCCATGGATCACATGACCCTGAGCAAGGATGGCGAACCGGTCACCTATCTGAAAACCGGCTCGAAACGGGCGGCATTTGGATTGCCGGATTTCCGTTACCAGATCATCGCTGCCGATTCATCAACGGTCACGCTGGATCGTTTGAGCGATGACGGTACGGTAGATGAGTCATGGCCGGGCTTTGTGGCACGTACGGTCAATGACGCCATTGTTCGTCTCGATGCCTCGACGGTGGAAGGGGATTGGGCCGGTGCGTTCGCTGCGGTACCGGAGAACGAAAAGACCGACATGATCGAATGGTGCGTGCTGTTCACTCAGGGCCTGACAGAGCTCGAGGATGATGGCGATCCATCCGATCACGAGGTCACGGTAGAGCTGCAGTATCGAGACATCGCAGAGCGCGGCGACTGGACATCAATTCGTAAGACGTATCGGGATGCGACGCTGGACCAGATCGGCTTTACGGAGCGCGCTGCAATGCCGTATCCGATGCGTCCGGAGGTGCGGATGCGGCGGATCGGTTCCAGCGATGACACGCAGATCGTGGATGAAGTTCAGTGGGTGCGGTTGAAATCGCGGCTGGATTCGCCGACCAGCTATGAAGGCGTCACCTGCATCGCGGTCACGCTCACTGGGGGCGATAAGCTCTCAACGGCGTCCGATAACCAGATCAGCGTGATCGGCACTTCTATCCTGCCGGTTCGCCGCAATGGCCAGTGGCAGCCGGAACAACCGACGCGAGACATCGCTCCGTTCTGTCTCAGCCTGCTTCAGTCAGTCGGTTATCAGGATGGCTTGATCGGCCTCGAGGAATGGGATCGCCTGGACGAACTATGGCGCGCCCGGGGCGACACGCTCGATGCGGTTTTCGACGATGAATCGACCGTGAAAGAGGTGCTCAAGACTGCGCTCGAGCCAGGCATGGCCGACTTCACCATTCGTCGCGGGGAAGTGATCCCGGTGCGCGATGGCTTGCGCAGCGTGCTGGGGCAGGGGTACAGCCCTCAGAACATGACGGGCGCCCTGACACGTCAGTACACCGCGCCGAGTGACGATGATCACGACTACGTGGAAGTCGAGTACACCGATGCTCGCACGTGGCAAAAAGCGACCGTCGATGCCTGGTTGCCCGGATCCGCGAAGCGCAAGGCAAAGAAGTTGTCGTTGGATGGCGTGACCGATCGCACCCATGCCTGGCGGATCGGTATGCGTGAGGCGTCACGCCTCAAGTATCAGCGCTTCGAGTACAGCTGGGAGACCGAGCTCGACGGGATGAACAGCAGTTATCTGGAGTACGTGCCGGTTTCCGATGACGTGCCCGGCTACAGCCAGAGCGCCTTCGTTCGTGACTGGGAAAGGCTGGATGATGGCCGCCTGCTGCTGGTTGTTTCGGAGGTCTTCGACTGGCCGGATGCCCCGGTCATTTCGTTGCGCCGGCCAGACGGCGTGGCCACAAGCCCGCTGCCGTGCGAACAGATCGACGACTACCAGCTGATCTGCGATGACCCTGGGTTCGACCCGCTGACTATCGAGAACAGCGCTGAGCCGACGTTCTGTCAGTTCGGCACGCTACAGACGTGGGCGTATGAAGTGCTTGTCACTGATACCAGCCCATCGTGGCCGGACTCGGTAAGTCTGCAAGGGGTCAACTACGACGAGCGCATCTACGCCTACGACGATGCGTTCCCGCCCGATAGCGCTTAACCCGAGCAAAACTCAATTTCACACAGCCGCCTTCGGGCGGCTTTTTCATGTCTGGAGATCGCATGACAACCCCTATCGGCAACCTCGCTGCCAACGTCAACACGATCAATAACATCGTTCAGTTTGCCAACAAGGTGATTCAGGGCGGCGCTGACGAAAATGCCACTTACGATGGTCAGGATTTTCCCACTCGCGCCAAGCTGGCGGCTGCCTTCCTGATGGGAATCAACGTCTATGACTCGATTGCAGAGGGACTGGCAAATACCGGTGAGAGCGGCTTCTTCTCGACGATCAGCGATCTGGATGCCGAGTCTGTCATTCTCTATCAGAACGTCAACGGAGCCGAGGTAGAGAAAGCACGGTATCCGTCTGCGGTTACTGCTCAATCTATCATGGATGCGTATCCGGTAATTACCGAGGCTCGTGATGTTGTGACGGCTGCGAGAGATCAGGCTGTTGCGGCAGCGGAGGCGAGCGGTGACATTGAGTTCAATGATACCCATGCTGAGGCGCAGGCGGCTGGTTACTCCGACGGTGTTATCGTTGAGATCACCCAAGACGAAACCCGTGGAGGAAAAACAACCCGGAATCGAGTAGAAAACGGTGAGCTGGTTTTCATGCGCTACCCAGGCACCGGTGTAATTGTTGCTCCTGATGGATCGGAATACACCCAGGAAGAATTGCTGGCCCAGATATTGGAGCCTAATGCCAGCAAGGTGACAGCTAAAGATTCCAGCGATACTCGCACGCTCGCGGCTTGGGCCAGCAAAACGCTTATTGCTGGAGTGACACTGCCTAATGTCCACTCGCTGCAATCATATGACGGTGAAGTACCTGTTTATATTTCGGGATATTATGAGGCAGGCGACGGCGGTGACGGTCAGTTTTATTATGACTCATCACGGCCGAAATCTGATCATAATGGTGGCACTGTCATTAGCCCGACTGTTTCATGGGATGGCACATATTCTACCTTGGCTGACTACCACTTAGGCTCAGCAGAGAGTGATGTAGATGGCTCAGGATGCTGGGTCAAAGTAAAGGAGTTCATCTCAACCGATGATTTCGGTGCTCGGGACGGTTTTGATATTGCCCTGATCCTGCAGTCAGGTATTGAGCAGCTGCATATCGTCGTGCCTTGTACTGTCTCTGAGTCCGTAATCGAAAATACCATCAGCCTGACCAGCGATAAATCAATCACAATTACGCCCACTGGGGCATTTCCTTATCGCGGCACGATGATCCGGGCAAATGGCGCTAACTCTGTTTTCGAGCTGTATGGCGTCGATCTTCAAGGCCAATTCATCAATGCACTGGTAACGACCGGAGAAAATACGAAAGTTACTGCGTTTGAAGGCGCAAATATTACGCAGCCTGAAGGTGATGGGAACTATGTCAGTTTTGTTGAGTGCGCCGGCGCCAATAGCCATGCTGTTTATGTGCATGCAAAAAATTTCCGGAAGAACGCAACGGAGCCGAATCAGGGGCTAAGGGCGCTCAGCTTTTCTCGATCAGCAACTGGATCGCGAGCGGATTATGTGCATGCATATAACGGCAACGGCGCGTTCATATGTGACGCTTCGAATACTATAAATGGCACTGTTGTCTCTGAAAATTGCAATGGCAACGCGATCTATGTTCTAAACTTCCCTGACAGATTCTATCTGCAGAACCTTTATGTCAGGAATAATGTGGATGAGGTTGCAGTATTCAAATCTCCCGGCGTTACACGTGTTGATCACATTACTGTACTAAATGGAAAATCAATAGGTTTTGAAGGAGCTGGCACGGTTGATATTGGCGATATTTCAATCGTGTCGCTTAACGGAACCAGCACAACGTACAGTGGAGAAGTATTCAGAAGCCGAAATACTGATGGAACAAGCCCGACTTCCAATGTGACCATTGGCAGACTTGAAGCCAAAATGAGCGTTGCAGGGGGAGCAGTAGGGTTATGGTCGGTTGATAACAACCAGCTCAAGAATCTGAAGATTGGCGACCTTAACCTATACATCGATTGGCGGAACAATTCATCTGGAAATATCGGATACTGGAATCCTTCAACCACGGCTGAGACGCTATTTATCAATAACATGAATGTCCGTGTTGATGACAATAGTGGGGCAGGGCTTTCCAGCACTGATTATCTGTCAATCATGATGCCCAATCTGTCTGTATACGGATACATCGGTATCAGTTCTTTTGAGCGCAGTGCCGGTGGCGCTAACATTCGTTTATTGAACAGCTCGCAGACCAAACTTATGATTGATGGATGCCCGAAAATTCAAACCAGCTTTGGTGGGTTTGTGATGGGCGATCAGAATGCCGGCAACCGTAGGCCGACTGAGTTTTTCGGCGACACAATCCCGGCGGAGGGAGAGTTCTTGTCAGGTGACAGACTGTGGAGAAACTATCCAGTTGCATCCGGCTCACCAGGCTGGGTATGCGTTTCGAGCGGCAGCCCGGGGACATGGAAGGCCATGGCGAACCTTACAGCGTAGCAAACAGGGCCTCCGGCAGGGAGGCCCTTTTTCAATCACATTTTTTGTCGAAGTCTACAAAGACTAAATTTCCTGCTGAGTAGATGTTGTATCCCAAGTGACGTTCAACGTGATTAAGTTCGCACTTTTTTACCTTGCTCAAAACTTTGCTATCCACTGCCGATATTTTCATGTAATTCATTTTGTCGCTTGCTTTAAAGAAGCTGTCTGCAAACTTTCCAGACCAGTAACCGTCCAGTGGATGGTTGAATAGGTAAGAAAGTTTATGGTCATGTTCCTCCTTGTTTACCAAGGCCTGCGGTAATTGATTTTTTCCAATGATTGAATATCCTGATGCATCATTCTTCACATATTGCTCGTAAGCATTGCTGTAAATATCTCTAAAGTATGCATGCTCAAACTTAGCCAAGTAGCTGAGCGCATTACCATACGCATTTGCTGTAATAGAGAAAAACAAAAAATTAATTGAAAGTGCTATTTTGGTAGATTGTGCAAATATTCCCTTTTTACGCGCATAAGGAATGGATAAGATCATAGAGGATGCAAACCCCCCGACGCCGAGCATTACTCTTGGTTCAAAAACAGGTTCCTCAAGAAGCGCAAGTAAACCTGCAGAGAAAAACAAAGATATAGAGAGATATAAAAAGCATGCAATATATTTGATCTCTCTGTTTTTTATAGAATGATAGACAATCATAAATAGGAAAATGGCGAATATGGCTGAAATCAAAAATAAAAAGTAATTATCGGAATATTCCGCGAATATTTTTGCGAAACTTCCAATATTTTTTTCGATTATTGTGGGTGCGTCACCTATGGATGCCATAGAAGAGTGTGCGCTTGTGTATTTATTGCCTGGCATGAATAATGAAATACCGATTTTGTATATCAGTAATGATGATAAAAATATCGCTGTAAGCCTTAAAAATTGTTTTAATGGCTTGGGTATTTTATGGAAAATCAAATATGTGGAATATGCTGCAGATAGCTGCATAAACACATTCACGGCAGGCTGGTAAGTGCACAGACTCAAAAAGCATGCCGTTACAGACAGCGCCGTCCAAGGTTTTTTATTCTTCGAGGCGCAGTAAAATGAGAAGACCACAAGGAAAACGCTTGTTGTCATAAGCAGGTTATCAAACCTGTATGAAAAGTTCTGTAAGTAGAATGGGTTTAAAAACAGCAAGAGCGCGGCCATCGTGGCTATGGTTTTGTCGATCCTTTCGAAGGATCTGATTATAAGAATGCTGCAAGATGCTATTAGCAATGCTGATATTATTTGCGGTATTGGCGTCGCGTCAGATAAATGGCCGTTTACCTCAAAAATCCTCATGAAAAGATCTGAAAAGGGGCGCGCTTGTCCTGACCAGCCGGTGAACCCGTACACGAAACGGCTGCGATCGTCTTGGTAGTAATAACCGGAGTTTATCAAAGCATAGTACGCAACTAATACTGCAAAAAACGAAGCAATAAAATAGTTTTTATCCCTTTTCAGTTTGTCCTTGAATGTTTCTATCAA